GGCGCGTTGGGTCTTTGCGTATTAGCCACGTCTAGCACCCTTTGGCGCATCTTCTCTATCTAAATGCACCCCAATTGCGTCAGTCCAATCGCCACTAATAGTAAATCTAAATCTATGATAGTTATCGTTTTTGCGCTTGGTGAATCTTCCGCTCGCTGATTGGCTTAAACTCTCAGACCACTCAACCTCGTCAGACAATCTTGACCTAGAGCCAACCTCTGCTGTGACAGTGCCTCCTTCAACTAAGGGCCGGAAAGCCTTTAGTGAAGTCTTGAACCCGGGGTTTAATTCTGTCTCTCCTGTTTCAAGAATTGCTGTTTTGTTATCTCCCCCAAAGAATCCGTATTTAAAATCTGAATCAAAAGCCGCAAATTGAGAAACCGCCACAAACGAACTGGAATCTAAAGAAAGCCCCATCGTGTCAATATTATCAAAACCGAGGGTTTCTAAGCTTTCCAAAGTGACATTAAAACCCTTTGACCGGAAAATAATCTCGCAATCTTGCTCAATCAATGCCCACTTGTTAAAAGTCTTGTCGTAAATTATGACCTTGTTTGGTCTTCCTGCCGTATTTCCAGAGCCGGGGAACGCCCAAAATATTCTATTGTTCGTTGGGTCTGGCATTGAAAAAATTCTATCTGGGTGTTCAGCGTCATATTCTGTTTTAAACCACTGATCAACACGACCAGCGCCAATGTTATTAACACCCGTACCGTTGCCAGTAATTTCGAGAAATCCCTGCTCTGAAATCAAGTAAACATTCTCACCCAATCCGACCACGGAGCCAGCAGAGAAAGTCCCGAAATCTGGGAGGATTTCATCTATCTGAAAGACAGCAGGAGCGCCAACAAAGGACATTCTAAAAATTGATCTTTCAGAAACTATAACCCCAACATCACCACCGATGATTCTTCTTATCGGCCCGCCAACTGGAATATCTCGAAAGTCTGAAAGCGTTGAGGGAGAAACTGTGTAGCTTGTCTCGTCATCAATAGCCGACCATCTAACTCTATTAGGTCGATTTCCATCCGTTGCATCATAGGTGTTGGAGAAAACAACAAAGTCACCAATTACAGTGATATTTCTTGCTCTAAAAGCTGTTGTTAAATCTGAAAAGTTAGCAGCGCCCATTGTTATCTGCTGGGGATTGTCACTAAAGTTAGTCGCTAATACTTTGTTTTTCCATCTAACAAAATTCCATATCTCACCAGCACCAGTAGCATAAGCCCCGCCTGTGTTTGTAATGTCATCCCACAATAAATCAGAACCTAAAGAGTATATTTTTGCCTCATTGCCAACATAGGTAAACGAGTCGTTGTCTTTATCAAAAGCCTGAATAGCTCCGCGTGGTCTTGCGTTGATCGCATCGGAGAAGGTGGATAAGTCTGGGAATGGCTGAAAGCTGCGCTCGGCAGGAACAGCATTTACTATTTGAGAACTCCCCGATGCGCCAAAGTCTGCCGCATCGGGTTGCCAATCATTAAAGGGAATAATCAAACTATCGCTCCAGCAGTCCTAGCAACCAGACGGCGGCCTCTGCGCGACTTCTTGGTAGCAGCGTTAAGCCCCATTGCCGCTTCGTCATAGAGAGCCTTCCACACAACTATGCGGGGGTCATCCATGAGGAATGGAGCAGAAACTATCAAAGCGCCGTAAAGGTACACGGCGGGGTCAGCAGCTAATACGACATTAGATTGATTCGAGTCGCTTAGAGAGTCTGCCGACTTATAATAAATAATCTCTCCCGTGTAGGAAGAATCGGGCGAGTAATCAAACTCTATTTCGTTGCCTATCGTGTAGTTCTTAGGCTTGCCCGAAGTCTCTTGTCTTACCGAGTCCATTTGATCGTAATTAATGTAGTTTAATTTTGTAACAGGGGATGTGAGAAGCCTAAAGTTTAAAGGCTCAAGGTATCCCGTAGGTAGAGAGATTTGACGGCTATTAACAGCAATGTCTTCTCGAACAATCATCTCTTTAATTCTAATTCCACCTGTTTCAGTGGTTCGCCTGTGCCTGGCTTCTGCGAGGGCGATAAAATCATCAGCCTGACTCGCAAGGTCATCACGGTCTAATGTTGCCGCAATTTGTAGTTTTAGCCCATCGTATGTATCTAAGCTCATAGGAAACCGTATCTATTTGAATAAGTGGGCTGCATTGTTCCGAGTTTTATGCCTTCGCCTCGAAACTTGTTTAAGTGTGTTGGGCCTTCTGGAATGATTACCTCTATCCCACGTCCAACCGCTAGGCCGATCAGGTATTCAAGACAGGGAGACTCGTAAGAAAACTCAGAGTCATCTCGAACGTCTATACCATACAGGCCAATTTTATCCGCACCCTCATGGATTGCTAAAGCAAGCATGTAAGCTGGAGACGAGTTGTACCAATCTTTCTGTTCTGACCACCTGCCCCTTGGGAAGCCCTTAAATACAGACTCCAAAACATCAGCAAAAGGAAACTCTCTCGATGTTGGAATGTCATCAAAATGCCTTTGCATATAAATAGGCTGGTCAAGCTCTGCTAGGTCTTTAAAATAACTATCTGCCCTTAAAGATTCAGGAAGCTCTAACAGCGCCTTGTCGTGCATTTCAAACAACTTATTAGCTCGACTTGAATACTCTCTATCCCAAGGAAGGGCATAGACAATCCAATCATCTGGCACTAGATGCCTTGTAGAGGGCGCTAGTCCAACGATGGCAATATTCACGAGTAATGCTTCGCCTGAAATTTTCGATAGTCACGGCCTTCTGTGAGAATCTTGAGCAGCTTCTTTGACCTTTCAGTCTTGCCTTTCATAATTTCTTGCAGTGCCTCACGAGCGGAGACACCCCAAGATTTTGCTGCTTGATAACAGGCCTCATTCATAACATTGCCCGCAATAGCTGCTTTAAACCTAAACTCCTTCCCCTGTGATTGAGAAAGCTGTTTTGCCCGTTTAAAAATGGGGTCAACATCCTGTGAGGTTTGAACAGTTACGCGGTCTTTGCCATCTTCACCTGTGTGGAGATAGGTCTTATTGACCATCCCGCCACTTTGCTCTACATCTAGCAGCTTTTTCATTACACCGGCTCGATTTCTAACGTAATAACAACTTCAACAGTATTTGTGGAAGCGCCTGACGTTTCGATTTCTATATTGTCGGTTGATGTAAACTCATTCGCGCCAGATGGCGTAGCTGAATCAATATCACCTGCTGCCGAACTCGTGTGAGTTATCGTAACAACACCGCCTGTTACAGCAGTACCGCTAATTTTAGCCGTTAGAACAGCAGGAGCAGTGCCAATCGCACCACCCAAGGCAGTAGTGATATTTTTAATTCTACCACTAAAGCCCGGAGCAAAATAAACCTGCCCCGCTGTTGATACATTGCTAATCTTTACTGTCACAAACTTACTAGCAAGTGACGGAACATAAGGATAAGGCATTTAAATTCTCCAATAAAAAAGGCCCCGCAGGGCCTTGTAAAAGTTTCGACTGCATTGCGCCATAATAACCTCCAAAAAGGAAAGTACATCATATTTGGCGCAATACGCCTAACTACTGACTAACTAACCGTGAGATCGTAAACAGCGCCAGAAGATTTCTCTTGACCAGCTTCAACAGCATACTCAGACAAAATTTGTCTGCGATCACTGTCACCCGTTTTCGCTAGGTCTGTAGTCTTCATGTTTCGACCAGGCAGGAACGCGATAGCCCAATTATCCAACTCCAATGCTAGAGCTGTACGAGCCTCCATGAATCGGCTAGGGATAATCTTTAGCTCGCCAAAATCTGACTCGTAGACCTCAAAGGTTGCATGAAGGGTTGAATCTTCTGCCCGCTGGATGTTAGAGCGATTAGTAGAAAAGCTAGAAACCACTTGACGGTTGAAAGGGCCAACCATTAAGCAATCAGGATTGCCGCCTTCGTTGTAGCAGCTCACTAGAACGCTCTTTAAAAGAGATTCAGTGAACGCTCGTGCAGTGCCATCAGTGTGAGCGTTTGAGCCTGTGCCGTTAGCAGTAGTTGCATCACCCGCCTCTGAAATATTGGTGACAATGTAAGCAGGTACGCCAGCGGTTTGACGCGCAAGAGTATCGTTGCCAACAACGTAAGGCTTGTTATCAAGACATACTTTTTCAATGTCTCGCTTTAGCTCTTTCGCTTTAAGCATCATCTGGTGGTCAAGCTCGTCTGCTCGCCCTGCCGCTGTTACAGCACGACCCGTACCAGATACACGCGCTACCTTGTCAGAGATTTGCGTGTAGTTAAATAGGCGAGTAGTTGAGTTACCAGCGTCAGTTGTAGCGTCATCGCCTTCAATTACAGCGTTATTAGCCGCTGCTGCAAGTGCTTGAGTCTGCCATTCGTGCTTAGTTGATGTTGCCTCTGTGTGTCGAACACTTGAGGAAAACGGAACATCTACAGGTGAAACATTGTAGATAGTGTTTGCTAGGTCTTCACGGATGCCGACCATATCATTTGTTGCATAGGTGTTAGTTGGTTGTGCCATTAGGAATTGCCTCTTCGCAGTTGGTATAACCGTGTGGACTTCATCAAAGCGTCACGACTATTCGGATTTGCTTTAATTTCAGCCTCTAAACGGTTGATTTCGGTTTGTGTTGAACTTTGCTGCGGTGCTTTTGAACCCGGTTTAAGGGTTTTAGGAACCGCTACTAGTTTTTTCTTGGCTGGCTCTGCCTTGGCTTGTACTTCATCGTACTTTGCCGCCTTACGAGCCATAATTAAGAGCTTGTGATCATGGGTGAGCAGTTCATAGGACTCTGGTGCGAGTTCTTGGCTATAGAGATATTCTCCTAGCTGTTTCTGCTCTTTTTCTGCCACTTTTTCATCTGCCCACTCTGGTAGCTCTTTGAGCAATAGTTCCTGCTCTTTAACTAGCCTTCCCCGTTTTGCTTGCTCTGACTCTGCTGTGCTTGTGCTTTTATGCTGCTGGTGAGCGCGTAAAAACTGCATTAATTCAGAATCAAATGCTTTCCGCTGATCAGCAAGTTCTTGCTTCTTAGCAGTCCACTCCGCCGGGTCTTGTGTTCTCAGAGGGTCGGCATTTAATGCCCTCTCTGTTTCTTCAAACCCCAACTTTTGCTTTTGCAAAACAGATGCAGCCACGTTAAATGCCTGATCTAATTCTTGCTCCTTATTTGCCATAGCTTGGTTTTGCGATTTGGCTTTTTCTTTAACGTCATTCAACCGCCTCTCAGCAGCTTCTAGCGTCTGGTTTGTCGCTAGTACATCACTTAATTTAACTTTACGAGTTTGCCCGTCAATCTTTTGCTCGACCACGAGGTTTAAAAACTCCTCCTGATCATAACCTTCCGCTTCAAGCAATTCAGTGAGAGAAGCTATGGTAGGCTCGTCTTCTGGTGAATCCTCTTGCGCTTCTACAGCTTCGACTTCTTCCGTTGTCTCCACTTCTTGTATTTCAGCGTTATCCGGTGTTTCTGGAATAGACTCTTTTTCAGGCTGTACATCTCCATGAAAGCTATTACCAAACGCTTTTTCGGCCAATAAGCCGTAATTCTTTTCCGGTGCCGCCTCTGGTGTTGAGACTTCGACTTCGGACATTTTCTTCTCCAATAAAAGAGGCTCCTAAGAGCCTCGTTAATAAAATTTATGCTACTTTTCTGAGTATTTTTTCTTTTAAACTCACATCGCCCAATCTTGTCTTAGCGTTTTCTCCCGCTACTACATAACGATTAAAGTCTTTTCGCATTTTAGTGACAGAATCCATTAGCGCCTTAATCTCTATCATTCGTGGCGTGTTGGTTAGCTCTGTCTGCCTCATTTGAATATTCAGGTGAACATCAACATCAGCCCACCACTTATTCAAAAGATCGTTTTCTAGCAAAGATTTTGCCTTAACGCCTCTTGTTATCGCCTCACGCGCTTTGTCTGTCATACAATTGCCCCTCTAACCGGCTCATCGTATTTAAGCTGCATTTCTGTTAATTGGTTTCTCAGCTTCTCAAGCTCAACCATTACGTCATCGGTATGCTCAATCTTATCTTGTTGAATCTTGAGCATTTCACGTTGATGCTGTAGCTCTGTTCTATTGACTCGATTTTCACGCTCTTGGAGATCAGCCTCTTTCTGCTGAATCAATTGCATCTGCTGTTGAATCTCCATCTGTTCCTGAGAGCTAGGAGGGGCCATTTTATCGCCGGGGTCGGTAAAGAATAAATCAGGCTCTTGACCCGCATTCTTGGCAATTTCCTTGGCCATGTTGTAAACATTTTTAGGCTTTACAATTAGATTTGAGTATCCCGCGCTAGATAGCATCCCTTGAATTTCACGAATTGAATTCAAGTGAAGAAGATTTGATTCTCTCGAACCAATACCTAAACCAATGTT